CAAAAAGTAAATGGTGTAATTAAATACATCGAAGCTAATGCTAATACCAAAATAAAATTAATGGAAGACTTCCCACCAGACCATGGCTAAAAAGAAACCTTTATTTGGTGTAAGTAATTACCACAAACGAACCCCTAAAAAACGACCAGGTGTACACACCAAGCGGTTAAATAAAAGAAAACCCCATCGTAAAAAAAACATCGGCCAGGGGCGGTAGTGTTCTGGAACTTTATTATTTTTCTTTTCTTAGTTGATATTATTTTATTTTTAATACTTGCAATTGGTATGGTCATACACTATATAGGATAAAAGAAAGATATGAAATATAGA